TACTCCGTACCCTTTATACGGAGTTTTATATTGTCAACTATTTTTGACGAACACGAACCGGCGAGATAAATCGTAGGCCTACGCCTCAGCTTGTTTTCCGACATGGGAATCGTCCCCTTCCTTCTTTTTAAGTTTTGTGTATCCTTCAACTTGACGCTTAACATTAACTTCTCTTTTGTCAACATAAGTATTAGCAAAAGTCGTACCACTCATTCCAAGTGAGAACATAGCCGACAAAATAAAATGCCATGCGTCAATAAGTTCTACTCTTGCTTTTCTAACATTTACTTGTTGCTTAGACCACCATGCAACGGGTATCTCATCAAGAAGCTCCTGCAGTTCCTCTATCGCTCTTTCTGTAAAACGCCTGGTCCACTGCATAGATTCCGACATTGGTGGTAATTCATCAACAGTAGATGCCTCACTGTAAAGCTCCTCCATGGTTAACTTAACACCTGCTTTCTTAAACGTCATATTAGAAAACTGGTTATTAAGGGATAACATAAAAGATACGGTGTCTGATACCCCTTTGTCAATGCCGCTTTTAAATCCGTTTATTATTGACTTATATAAAGGTTTATCCCTGTTGAGTGTCGTGGTGTTAACCTCTTCTATACGTATCCTTGTTTTTATAAGAGGATTGATATTGAAAAATATGTACTCGTAAAGATTAAGCATCACGTTATTTTCTTCCTGCAACCTCTTATCTGTTAATTTACGATCTCCCTTTTTGCCTTTTTCTCTTTCTTTTAACCGTTGATACCTCGTTTGTGTATCACAGTTTACAAAAAGGAATATATTATCATAGTCATACTGCTGTAAAACATATCTACTTACTATTTTGTCAACCTGCTCCGGTTTACGAGGGTACCCATCTACGATTATAGTCTCATCACCCGTTGACTTTACCGTTTCGTAAATTAAGTTATCCACAAAGGAGTCTGTTTCGGTAGGAGCAGTAGGGTTATCGGTGTTAGCCATAAAAGCAGCACCAAACTTCTCCCTGCAAGCTTTACCTATGAAAATAGGTTTATAACCAAGGTCCTTAATAAGAGTAGTCTTCCCCGCTCCGGTTTTACCGATAACCCATACCACTTTTTTCATCATACCCCCAACTCTACCATATCACTATGGTGCTTTCCAGTTCCTACATGAGACACAACCGGTATCGGTACACAACGTACATCTGCGTATTTGTCAATTAAGTGCTTGTTTAGCTTTTCAAGAAAAGCCTTTGACTTGGGAGACAATTCGGCAAGAGTACGAACACCGACATCATTTGCGTCAATATGGTTAATAAAGTTTACAAACAGCTTTGACGGAGCACAAATATTAATGTACCTGTCAATCTGCTGGTAAGAAAACGTAAACACCCTGCGCACCTTCTGTGTCACAGTTGTTCTTTCCACCTGCGATATCTCAGCACCGGACTTTTCCTTTACGTAGTCCCAACTAACCTCTTCCTGGTCCGGGTAGTGCGGACCGCTGTGGCCGGTTTCATTGCCTTCGGCATCATAAGTATTACCTACACGGATGGGATACGTACGTATCGCACCATAGCAATCACCCAAATAAAACGGAGGTACTCCCGCATTGTTAAGTATGCTCATGGTGGTTATATCCCTACTGGTTGTAAACGGATATGCGGTACCGTGGTTGAGTGACAAGTCAAATCCCTGTGCTCCTTCAAGTAAAACAGTACCACCAGAACGTAACATTGAATGAGTGACCGATGTTGTATCGCCAATATACCGCTCCAGTTCTTTACAATCCTTTGCAAGAGAGGCTATCCGCATCACTTTACGAGAGAGAGACCCACCACAGCCTTTGAGTGTACTCGATATTCGTGTAACGTCAATAGCCTCCTGTTTGCGGTCTTCTTCCGTTATAATAGCAGCATGCGGATGTATCATTAACCGGTCGGCAACCTTATAATCCTGAAACATCTCAAGCTCTTTTTTTAACCTGTCAACGGTTATAGCCGCACCGGGGTTGATTAACAACATGCAATCCATGTTTACAAATGCCATAGGTAGTTGACAGGTAACGAGTTCATCACCCCTATCGCTTACCCATGTGTGACCAGCGTTTGACATAAAGTCACATACCGCTGCGTTAACCTCGTTTGTCAAGGCAAGGTAGCCGACAAGTTTACCCTTGCCGGTACTACCCCACTGGCCATCCATAACAATGTTGGCTTTGCCTTTTTTCATACTACCCACGTCTCCTTTTACTCTTGGGCTTTGTCTTCTGTTTTTTAGCCTTCTCAACGAGTGTCAACTCGTCAAGTGGTATATCAAAGATGTCGGTACTCTTTTTACCGGTCTGAACCGCAGCGGTATCATCATTTATCTCTTCGATGTATCCATCAAAGGTCTCACCTTCATCATCAAAGGAAACGATATCACCTACTTCAAGAAATACAGCATCTTCCGTATCATCCTTCTCCCACGGTGGTTTACCACTGGTATTCCTGCGCCGGTTAGATTTAGAGTCTTTTTCGTCTTCATCCTTGAAGTCGTTTTCTTCCTTATCCTTACCATTGCTTGACTTGCGGGAATCCTTTTTATCGTCTTCCTCGTCTTCGGGCACCTGGGTCTCGTACTGGTTTATGCTTTCCTCTGAAGACCATCCAGGTTCAAGCGCAGCGCAATCAAAAAGGTTAGTGACCTCAAACTCACCTTCCAGCTTTTCACACCGTTTTTCATCACGGAGCTTTACAGAGTACATATTCTGTGGTAGCTGTTTACTGTCACGCTCAATAATAAAATCACGTCCGTCAACACCAAGGATGTCCTCACCGAACTCCGGGTCCTCCAGGTATGATAATACCTCTGAGTAAACCGTTTGCGGTAGGCCGCACATCTGCACACCACCATCTGGGTTGTCAATATCAACAGCATTGACATAAAAGGAACGTGATGCACTAAGCTGTTTACCAGCTTTCTGGTCCCTTTTCTTGTTGCTTGCCATAAGGTCATCCGCTTCCTCACAATACTGGCAACCAGAACCAATGCAGTTAATAACACCGTCATCTGTAAAATGACGTGATACCTCCCTGTCAACTTCATCAAAGGTATCCCCTACTTTGATTCCATCGCTTTCACGATAAAACCCCTTTTTAAAGTCTTTCTTCCTCACGGTATGTTCAAATGAAAAGATACGGAGGATGTTCTTGCCGTCACCCAGCTTTAAAAATCCACCGCTACCACGTGAGGTAGACCTTCTCGACCTGTTAAGCCGAGATTTGTTTAGAGCCATTATTTATCTCCTGTAAATTAAGGTTTATGTTTATCCCCGTCTTCTTGAGGACTTCGATTTCTTTACTTTTGCAACAATAGCATCTTCTTCAAGCTGATGCACGAATGACCCTTTGTCAATAACAGGCTTTAATAACATGACCTGCGCCATAACCTGTCCGCTTACTATTTCCATTGCCGAACTATAAACCGTATCATAGTCTTCGCCTTCGTCCATACGCATAGTTATCGCTGCGTCAACTCGTACAGATTCAAATTTACCGACACTAATAGTAACTCCTTTTGACACGTTAATCTCAGTAGCTTCCATTACTCACCTCCTCTCTTGAGCTTTACGCTCCGCAAATCGTTCCAGTTCTCACCTTCCTCCATGTCAATCTTTAAAGGTATCCACAAAAAAGTAAAAAGGGCGTTTGCCTGTACCTCCATTACGTCATACAGGATTTCCCTTACGTCTTCTTTTTCATCGGGGTGGGTATCTACAAGCACTGAGTCATGTACTTGACCTATAACAACCGATCTAAGACCGCAGTTCCGCAGAGCCAGGTCCACGTTAACCATGGCCCACATAGTTATCTCAGCTCCAAGGTTCTGTATCTTAAAGTTACTTGCCTGTCGTAAAGCCGCTTCACGTGCCCAACGATTACTCGATGCCGCATCCGGTAAATGACGTATCCTACCAAGAGTGCTTCGTATCTGTAAAGTTTTTGATACCTCTTTCTGGTTAGCCTTATCCCACTTCTTTATCATTTGGTACGTAGCCCACCATTTGTCAATCTTCTCCTTTGCTTCCCGCTCTGAACAGTTAAGCTGTTTTGATAAACCATGCTCCGTGATGTTATATTGACAGCCGAAATTAACACGCTTGGCATCAGTACGGAGTTCCTTATATTTACCGCTCTTGTGCTTAATAAACTCCTTTAGTGGTATGTCGTTAACCTCTGCGCCGGTCATGCTATGCAAGTCAATACCCTCTTGGAAAGCTTTTTTAAACTTTGGTTCCCTGGCTTCTGAACCAATAAGCCGTAACTCAAGCTGGTTGTAGTCGGACTGAGTAATAACACCACCCTCGAACCTTGACACAAAGCAAATCTTTACTAAGGATGGTTCCTCTTCC